TGTTGTTTTTAAAAGACCATCGTATGTGTCTTTAATTTTTGTGTTTGTTAATGTTGCCATATTTTTATTTATCTAATTTTTAAGGCTCTGAATCCCAGAATCCGATTTTATTGTTTACTTCTCTAATCGCAGCTTCTACGCTTGTAGCTTGGATATTTGTTCCTGCATTGTTAAAAGCCACTAACGAACCTAACATCTCTGTCTGCATCATATCCCAAGTACTACCATTATAACGATACAAACCCTTTTGTTTGCGGTTAATACCGATAATTCCCGTAGTTGTCTTTACTAAATAGATATCACCCTCAAATAACTGCGTGATCGAAGCTAAGTCCGAATAAGTATCTACTGCTCCATCGACTACATCGTCAATTAAGTAAACACTACCCCATCCTATGTTATTTCTTTGATAACTCATTCTTCGCTTGTTGCTTTAAGAATTGCTTTAGTTTAACTATGTTTTGATTCTTAGGTTTATATCCCTTTTGCTTCACAGTACCCATCCGTTAAATGTTGCATCCGTATCTGGGTGAATATCATCATTAGAGTTCGTATAGTACTCAGGGAATGATGCCTGATTAAAACTCATATAGTCAATAAATCGTCTCGTGTAATACTCAGCGATATCTCGTTCCTTATTAATTAAAAAGTCGATCTCCTCTTTTGTTGCTGACTCGCCATTCTCAGAAGTGTGCTTATAGACTCCTCCGTTTTTAACTTGGTAAGCTGCAAATGGCAAATAATCTACCATCGCATAGTGAATAAGCATCGGTTGAATATAAGTGTTTACCAAATCCAGATAATCACCACTTAATGTACCCGCAATAATATCAGCAGCAATCTTGTTGTATAGATCAGTTCCTAAATAGTTTCTAATATGGATTTCTTGAGCAATCTTAATGTACTGAATGAACTTATCTGTGTCCACATTACCATCTAAGATGCTATTCTTTACTAAGTCTTGTCTTTTTATAAATAATGCTGTTGCCATCTTATCTTGGGTTTACAAATCCTTCATTCGGCATATCAACAGGTCGTATTGCGACTTTAGGGTCATTCACAGGAGGAACAAACCCTGCTCTTCTTGCCTCATTAACTGAAACTTGTTTATCGTTCTTTAATCCACTCTCAGGTAAGAATTGCCCTTGAGGATTACGCTTTCTAAAGTAAGTCTTACGCATCCAGAAGTGATGACATCTTGCTCCACCTTTATATAACCATATATCGTATGTTGCTGCACCGCCTACTCCAAATCCTGCGTTCACCGCTTGACTTGACATTTTCTCGATATCCTCTTTGCGATATATCTTCTTAGCGTTTACCATCTTCTGACAAAACTCTCTTGAGTTGCTTGATGCTCTAAGAGGTGCATACTGATATCTTACTTTAAATAGTGCTATATCTTGCTCACTCTCTGCATTAGGATTCGCTCTACCTGTACTTGCAAGTCCGATCATCTTGTCTAAAGCCTCCTCTTGCTCATAATCTACAGGTCGCTCATCTACAAGTTCCCACTCATCTAAATCTTCTTCTTCTCCGTACTCTTCTAATGCCTCAAAGATTTTATCAAAGTCCTCGTCAGATAAGTCAGCTTTATCGCTTGACATTTTTACTCCTGTTTCTTCTTCTACTTGCTCTTTAGTCATCGCATTATCAAGTTCTGTAAACTCTAAAGGCTGAAGCGTTTTAAAGTACAGTTTAAGCGAGATATTATTGAAAGCTAATACTTTCTCAAACCCATCAAGTAAAAGTGTCTGAAACGGTCTAATAACCGTGTTATCCATCAAGGTAGAAGCAGTCTTTAACTCCTCTGCATTGTTACCTAATCCAGATTGGTCTTTAATACCTAATAACATAGGTGATACTACTCGGTGAGATACCATAATCTTACGCATACTCTCATCACTTAGGAATTGGTATTGATTATGTGCATCACTTAACTGAACAGGCTCAATAGAAGCTGCAGTATCTGCATTGTCATTAAACGCTAAGATGAACTTACCTGCATTAGATGAACCTGAAAACTTCTGATAGATTCTCTGTTCGATCAGCGAACGCTCTTCTTCGTTAGGAACTCCGTTATTGAAGTTGATAAGCATTGAAGGAGCAAGACCATTCATTATGTTGTTTAGGTGATAGTTTGATATCTCCTCTTCTAATTCTGCATACTGTAACCCTCCTTGATAATCTACAGGTGAGTAGTAATAGAATCCTGCTCGGTAAGGCTTAATAAATAGAATCTCTACACCCTCATTAGAGAAACCAAAAGCAGGGATACGCTGAGGTTTGTCGCTTGGCTTCAACTTAGTCCAATCAGCCATATAGTAATATGCCTCAATATCTCCATCCTCGTTGCATTTCTCTGCTCTTAGTGTCTCGACAGGGAAGTGTTCTACTTGTAATATCTTAGAGTGGTCTTTAGAGTACACTACTTGCATAGCTGCACCACCCATTAGTTTTAAATCGTATGCTAACTTACGAACGCAGTCCTTAGAGAATAAAGACATCATTTGTGCATACTCATCTGGTTTACGATTAGAGTCAGTAGCATCTAACCCTCTTCCGTAAATCATCTCTGAGATACCATTGATAATTGCGTTGTTAGTAGCAGAACCGTTGTATCTATCAATTAAGTACTGATAGTAGTTATTGTCCTCTCCGTAATTTACCCAATCACGATTCTTATTCTCCGTAATCTTAGGACTCGTGTAAGTACTAAAGTTTACGACTCTTAGATCGTTATGTGCTTTAGGTTTTTGTGTGTTTCTACTCATTAGATTATGATATAGTCATTATCGTAAGAATCCTCTGTAACATACTCTCCGCTATTTACTGAGTAATCAGCAATCGTTTGGTCAGTACAGAATATCTTATCTTTATATATAACGCTTGACCCTTCTTTTATTGTCAAATCGTAAAATCTGTTTTCAGTCAAAGCATATTCGTTCTGGATAACTAAATATCCCTTGTCTTCATAATATCCTCCTGCACTATTCCAATTCATATCTACAGTCTCCCATACCTCATCTGTATTCTCCCACTCCATTGATTCAAGAGTGTAAGTAACTTCAGTATTTGTAGAATCGTCTCTTAAAATAAGAGTAACATCATCTGGATATTGTCTTGGGATAATCCGTATCGTTTGCTCTGCTGTGCTTGTTGTTAGAATTATCATTTTAGCTTCTTATATCTATATAACGAATAGAAAGTTATTATTTGCATTGAGAAATAAAAAAAGGGGCATATAGCCCCCTTAATTATCCTTATTTCAAAAATTAAACCGCAGTAGGTGCAGGTTCGATTGGTGTAGCAGCCGAATCAGTAACCGCAGTCGTTAAGAAAGCAGGTGGGTTTTTCTCAAGAGCCTCGAAAGTAAGAGTAAATCCAGAGTAGTCTCCCATATTAGCACCCGTTGCAAGAGTACCTCCTGTAAGGTCTGCTCCGTTCTCAATACCTACTACCATTTGCTGACCATTGTAGTCCTCTACGATAATGTGAGGTCTTGCAGCAGCTAATAGTTTGATTTCGTCTTGAGTAGCAGAATCTAACACAGGTAACTGAATGTTTACCGTTTGCGTATAGAAAATAGAGTTGTTTTCACGAGAGCCATTAATAGCGGTTTCTACAGATGATGCACCTCTTAGGTCATACCCATACCAAGTACCGCCACTAATCACACCTCCTGATACGCTAAGACCACCTTCTACGAAAGCTGCAAAGTAAATCTTTTTAAGACCACCAACTGCTTTAGCACAAGGGTATTGTCTTCCCGTAAGTGATAGTGAACAAGCCATAAGTTTTATAAATTAAAAAAGGGCAGGTAGGCTCAAGTCGGCTTACCTACCCTCTTTTGTTAGACAATTAAATTAATTAAGCAGGAGTGTAAAGTACGATGTCAGAACCGATACCATATTGTACACCTGCAGTAAATCGCATAATTACTCGAACATTTTGTGAACCATCAAGGTCAGCCATATCAAGTAATTTTACTTCGTTGTGGTCAGAAAGAAGTCCTGTACCAAAGTATAGGTTAGACTTCTGAGCAGCTAAGATGTAATCATCATCCATACCGTTAGCTACGAATAACTTAACTCCATCGAAAGATAGACCTCCGTTATTCCACCATTGAGTACCTTGATTGTTTACCCCGTTTGCACCTAATCCGTTTGCTCCGAATCCGCCTAAAGCACGAACATAATCACGAGCAACTGACTGAGAAACATAAAGGTATAAATCTTCTTTTCCGTAAAGTGCAGAAGGAATAGCATCTACTACTTTACCTAACTCAGCTACAACATTAGCAGCAGTAATACCTCCAACAGCAGGAGAAGCTACATCAATTACAGAAGCATCTGCAGTTGCAAGAGTTACAAGACCATCAAATTCACCTGCAGTAGCAGTAGCACCACCCCAAATATTTTGCTCAGTTTTCTCAGCTACAAGACCTGCCACGTGAGCGATGATGAAGTCAGAGAAAGCAGGAGGTAGGTTGTCAAATGCAGAATATCCCATCTGGATAGCCTCCCAATCTGAGCGGAAGTCTTTTTTACAGAACTCTAAGTTTACTTGGAACTCTTCAGGTTGAAGGATTCTCTCAGTTAGAGTTACAGTAGCAGTATCGGTAAAGTCGCAAGTAGCATCTTTGATTACATTAGAATCAGTAGCTACTTTCTTGATAACTTCTTTGTATTTAACATTAGGTTTTACCTCGATACCACCGTTTTCGATAGTAGAACCACTTAGAAGTGCAGCAGCGATATATTTACCTGCAAACTCACCTGCATAAGTAGTAGTGATTGAAGTTGTTGTTGCCATTTTTGTTTATTTAAGTTTTAATTATTTTAGATTTGCAAGTTTTGCGAATACTCGATCACGAGTTGATTCTGCTCTTTTACTTGAAAAATTAAAAGATTGTTTTTTTGCTTGTGCTTCAGGATTGTGCTTGAAAGGTGCAGATGCAGGAGTAGCAGATAGTTCTTTTTTTACTTTTTTTGCCATTTCTTCCTGAGCTGCAGCCTCATCCACAATAACACGAATCTCGTCAATCATTGACTTAACTTCTTCTATTGCTTCTGCAAATTCCGCTCTCTTAACATAACCCATCTCTTGAGGTAATTCCTCTTGAATAGGCAATTCTTCAGCAGCTTCTACTTCTACCTGAGCGGCAGGTGCTTCTTCTGCTTCTGCTTCCGCAGCCTTTAGTTCCTTAATGATTCCTGCTTCCTCTACAACAAGAATACGACCATCCTCTAAAGAATATTCACCTACAGGTAGAGCGATCTTATCCTCTTCTGTGATGATGAATACCTCCATTTCAGGTGCGAATTCCTCTGCTTCGATTACAGTACCATTTTCTAAGGTCATCTGAGCTAATTCTAATTTAGATAGCTCAATACCTAATACATTTTTGATTTGGTTTAGCATTTCTGTTGGTTTCATATTTATATAACGATTAGTGATTTTTATTTTGCATTTTCATTACTCTGTTCCACGAGTTCTACCTATGCCCTGTGCCCACAGAGAGCCATCACAGCACTTTCTTGAGTAGGTGTTTTTATCTTTGCATAGGCATCCACGAGAACTGCTCTTAGGACTCGAATATGAAGGTGTTTTGTTTTTATCCATAGTTCTGTGTTTTTTGTATAAAGAAGATAATATCCCAAACACTCGCAGTACCTCCGTTAGCGGTTATCTTCCATTGACTACCATTGCTAATAAAGTTTGAGTCAGCATAGTACTGAAACATTGCGTGGTGATCGTGTGTTACATCGTTTCCTTTAGGGAATGTAATCGTATCTCGGATTCTATCGTAAGGTGTACCATTACCTCCTTCAAAGTGCATCTCTAAGTAAGTCTGATTCGCATTAGGAGCAGAGTACTTAAATACAATAGTCATTAGGTAAGTATCATTCTCAAAGTCTGCTAATACTTTCTGAGTAGATGAGTTGTAGTAATCTACTGCTGAATGACTCTTATAAACACTTCCTGCATCGTTAGGAAGTACTACCTCTGTGTCTAAGGCTAAGGATAGCTTATTAGAAGAGGTGTAAGTTGAGTCATCGTATCTTGCCCACCCAAGACTTGACTCTGCACCACCTTGAGGATATAGCTTTCGCCACTCTCCGTTCCATACCGTGTACACCCCTGTTGAGGTAGTAACATACGCACCTTCTTCTATTTGATATGCGTTTCTTACCTCGTCAGAATCTACATCTACTTGTACTTTATATGAAGTGTTTTTTATCATCTACCTTGTCCTCTGTATGCTTTTTTATAATTCTTCGAAGTCTTAGACTTACTCATCTTAGTTTTAGCCTGTACTCCGTGCTTCTTAGTCTTAGTTACTTTGACTTGAACTGTCTGCTTAGCCATTACTTAATAGGTACGCAGTTAGGTACTAATCTTCCATTCTTCTCTTTCATTCCTATCATCTCGTACCCTGCTTGACAAGGCTTTTTAAGGTCGATTAGGTCAAGGTCTTTTAGTTTCGCCTCAGCCCAACGTCTTCCCGCTTTGCCACCCCATAGTAAATACGAAATAGTGCCACAAGCACTTGAATCGCCTTCATCATAATATTCTTCTGCTCTTGATAAGTAAGAGTACATTCTCTTGATAGTTTCTACTGAGATAGGTTCTCCTTTTGCAAGTTGTTGGGCTCTGATCTTACCTACTTGTGTAGCACACTTGTTATTCTCCTTTTCGTTTAGTTCAATACCTCTCTTAGCATTGTTCTTAACCGCATCTGGATAATCAGAGTAAGATTCCATCTCTATCTTCTTACCACCCTTTACTCTTTTGTCTCCTTTGATGATTGCTTTGATAGTAGATAGTAAAGTATCAGCTTCTTCTTCCTCAATCTTGCTTAAAGTTTCCTCGATAGATTCTTGAGGTCTTGGCATCTTATCAGCAAAATATCCCTCAATAGAGAATCCTTTTACCTTACCTGTTTTTACATAGTTTTCCCAAATCTCATCATTGTTTACCTTAACTGCACCCATCCAAGTACCTACAGGTACATTCATATCATATAATCGGCTCTTATCCTTTTGCTCATCTTCTACAATCCAAGACTCAACTAATGATAATCCATTAAGTGGTAGTTGGTGTTCTAATGTTGAATTGTTTTGATTACCCTTCATTAAGAACATCTCCGCAGTCTTACGGATAGTATCTTTAGAAAAGTACACATAGTACTCCTCTTCTCCGTTTCTTCTGTAAATCGGCTTATTAGGAACAAGTAACGCTCCCATAAGGATACGCTTCTCTTTATCTACCTCAGCAAGTTTAATCTCTTGGTTTGCTAATGCGACAAAATCCTCCTCTATTGCAGGGTTCTCTACTACCGAGATAGCCTCAACTCCTGCTATTTCGTTTTCTTCATCTAAGATGAGTTCAATAATCTTCATATCTATATAACGACTTTGTTAGTTTGTTTTGTGTTTATATTGATGCTTCTCTTACTGTGTTACGCTCTAATGATTGTGCAGTTGTTACATCACCTGCTACTACATACGCACGAACAGGTTGCTTCTCTTGTCCGCTTATCGTTTGTGCTAATTGATTGATGCTTCCTGCTCCTACTGTGTTAATCTGAGGAGGTGTTGCTACTGCGACTCCACCGCCACCACCGAAGCCTCCTCCAACTCCTATTACGGGGATAGGTGTTTGTTGCATCGCTCTCACCGCTTGCATACCTGAAGCAAGTACCGTAGCAGTAGATGCGATCTTCTGGATAGTACCAAATGGCTCAGGAATAGTAGTAGGGTTTTTAAGAACTTCAGTAACCCCTTGATAAGTATTAATAATCGCTTGGGCAATACCTGCAGCTTTACCTATTTTACTATTTTGTCCTAAAATACCTGCAATCGCTCCAAAAGTTTGCTGTGCTATATCTATCTTCTGTTTAGCAAGAGTTTCTTCAATCTCCTTCTTTTTCTTAGCAGCTTCCATTTCAGCCTCAATCTCCATTTCGAGTTCTAACTCTTTAAGATTGACATAATCAAATTCAGGCTCTAATTTTGCTGCTTCTTTCTCGCCAAATAAACGACCTTCTGCATAAGCAATAGCTTCATCTGCACCACGATCAAATTCTGCTAATATCTGCTCATTTGCTTTTTTCTCATCTTCCACTCTTTGTGCTTCTTCTAACTCAGCTATCTTAGCTTGTCTTGCTTTCGCAGTTTCTTGCACATCCTTTTGAGCAAGTAATATGCTAAGTTGAGTTTGAGCATCAAAATACTCTTGAGTTCCCTTTTGTAATACCGCAGTTCTTCTTCTCTGATTCTCTATCTCTAAATCAATAGTATTTTCTCCGTATGCTTTCAGTACTGCAATGGCTCTTTCAGTTTGTTTTACTTGCTCATCTACAGAGTTCTTAACTACGGATTGAACCATTTTTGCATTGAAGTTCATAAAGTTACCCAGAGATAAGAAAGCGTTTTTAGCTACTTCTATAGTAGGTACTACCTCATCTGTTACTTTAGAAACGTACTTAGAAAAAGCAAATGTTAAAGCACCTACCGCAGTAGCTACAAGAGCAAAAGGGTTTGCTAAAAATGCTAAGTTTGCTTTTATCTGAGCAGTAGTTACTGCAGTAAGCCTTCCTCTAAATTGCTTATATACTTCTGATACATCTCTTACTTTTGAAGCAAGACCACCTGT